TTCATCAATGATGAACTGTTAGCAATATCAATAGTATTCATACCGACGCCTTGACACAGTTTCTTCCGTCCTGCGCCCGATCCACCTGATTCTACTACTGGTGTTGGGTAGTTGAAGTTTTCACCAAATGCTTCTGCTACGATTGATGCGTATGGAAGTACTGTTGATGAACCTGCAATATGCACATAGTCACGTGCAACAGCAGGGGTTGCTGCAAGTGCGACGACTGCAGCTAGTGTGTGTAAAATTTTCATGGAATTCCTTTTCGATTTTAGTGTTTCAACTAAAAGTGTAAATATGAATCACTCCGACCCATACACCTTTATGTAGTTTGTATTATACTACATTTTTGTAACAGAAATATGAAATTTGATAAAAACTTTTGTAACATTGTTTCATAAAAAAAGAGGGTTCCGAAGAACCCTCTGAGTATTAGTCTTCTGTAAGGAAAGACTTTTGAATATTCCTGTTGATATCGATAGTGCGTGGACGCTTCTCTTCTGGAATAATTCGTTCCAGACGAATCGTCAACATACCATCTTCCAACTCAGCTTCTTGAACAATGATATCATCTGCAAGAGTAAACTTACGTGTGAACTTACGTCCTGAGATACCACGATGGATATAACCATCTGTTTCTGAGTTATCCTTATCACCAGTAATGGTCAAGACACCTTCTTGGTATTGAATATCCAAGTCTTCTTCCTTGTAACCTGCAAGAGCAAGTTCAATTCGGAAGTTTGTATCTGACTTCTTAACGATATTAAATGGTGGGAAACCTGTTGCTTGGTTATTTTCCTGATGATCTAGAATGCGATCTAGCATACGGTCAAAACCAACTGCATAGGGTGATAGTGTGTTAAAATGTGCTCTATTCATAGAATATCTCCTTTTAAAGCAAGATTAAAGTTGTGTGGACCCTTTCGGCGTCCACGTTTATTTATAACACTTATTTCCTTCCAATGTTATATTTGACTGTCAAATCCCAGTCGTTTTTCTCTTTATAAGAAATAATTTTAATATGATTTAGAGGAGCGACAGGGTCTTTAGTCTTTTCCTTGTCGACGATCTTAATAAGATCCCATTCCTCCAAAAGATTAACGATTGTGTTTCTTCTTGATAAGTCTTCGTCCGTAAAGGTATTTGTTTTACCATCTAGGATGAATAACTCCTTGAAGTGCAAAATGGCGTACCTACCCTTCTTGTGCAGAATGTGACAAGATTGGTATAGTCTTTTTTCTTTGCGTGAGGAAATACCGATACGAGTTAGAGTCTCTTTAACTTTTAGAAAACTATCATCGGAAGGTAGTTCAATCTCTACACCAACGCCCTTAAAAATATCTTCGTTCATAATACATGTTCACCTTTTTTATAATTTATTTGTTATGGGTGGTGTTGATCATTATCAACAAAAATTATTTATTATTTTAAATAATTCAACCACCAACAAATAACTTCTGGTGAACTTCTTCCAGTTGATCCTTTGTCAAGACTTTCAAGTACTGTTTTGCAACGGTACGGTTACACTGATAAACCTCTTGGATTGCATCCAAGTCATCGTTCTGTTCTGCCTTGTGCCATTTAGAGAACCGTTTACGTTTCCTCAACATACCATTATAGTAGTCAAAGGAACCTATAGGAAACATATCTGATCTCTGGTTCATTTCGTTTGCGTGAAGAATAGTATCTTCAAAGTAAGAGAAACCACGATTGATGATGTACATGTACTCACCATATTCTTTCTCTGCCATTTCTGGATTATCGTTTCCACGAATGATATCCTTCTTAAACTCAGATACTGCATTCATGAAATCAAAAGGTGTATGTTCTTTAGCCATCAATCAAATTCCACGTCTTGTCCCCAGTGATCCATATGATCGTCATCTACATTATCATCTTTATCTACGATTGTCAAGCATGAAGTGTATGGGATCACATAACCACATCCACGCAAAAAGTCCATGAAAGAATCTAGTACTTCATTCAAATCCGCACCTTCTGGGACAACGTAGTTAACCATAGATCCGTCTTCGTGTGTTTGGTTAAAGTTCATCGTTTTTTACCTTTTCTATTTCTATCAACACTTTATTCAGATCTTTACCACACTGTTCACATGCAGTGAGTTCGTGTGGACCTTCACCAGTGTCTAACTTCACTTTTACAATGTCTGCTTTATTGACTGTCTCACCACAATAGAAACATGTGTGTTTCTTGATCAGTCGTTTCATCCATTCACTCATTACAATCTCGCCTGTTTTACCCACTTCAAGGGGACTTGTCGAACCATCTCACCCTGTTGAAATCTATTAGACCAAGGTCTGAGTCGACACTTCAAAACGTTAGCGGATTCGATTATCGCAAATCTATTACAAAGATCATTAAGTTGGACATAGTAAACTTTGCAGTTACTAGTTACAGGAAAGGGGATCTTATCTGTGAAAGAATTCTCCTTCTTCCACATATGATCTTTTCTTTCAATACAGTTGATGGTATCAAAAGGAAAATCACGATCCCCTTTCCAGTTTCCAAACCGTACTTCAACTTCCCAACATGCAATCACTTCGTCCTTTTCATTCAAGGTCAATAGATCTATTCCGTATTGATCTGGATTCTCTATTGTTCGAAGGTTAGGTTTGTCAGCAAGATTACGGTTTATGAATTCCAAAGTTGCATTTTTACCAGCCTCATCAGTTTGGTCATGCATCTCCTTGTCGAATGGTTTGCGAACCCCCAACATTACTTGTATTCACTTTCGATCATCACTTCAGTCAAAAATGCAACAAGATTGATCTCCTGATCTGCAACGAACGCAGACTTGTACATGTAGTCTGCAGTTGTCACACAGAAGCCAGGCAGACTACGGAACTCTACGAAGTTCTCCGCTGCATCATAAATTCGACGGAACATCTCGTTCATGTCTTGATCAGAGTTCTTTGCAACCCACTTGCGCATCTCAGTGAAGTTCTTTGTCTTCAGTAGATGAAACACCTCATCGATAGACTCCTGTTTCAGATCGACAAAGATACCCTCATCAATCGAACCAGACGCTGCATAGGACTGCAGTTCTGTCAATACTCGACGGAAGTCTGGGAAGTACTTCTGTACCACCTTGGCGACCACGGCCTTGTCGTATGAGACGTTTTCGTTCTCTAAGATCTGTAGAACACGTTTGTAGAATGCACCCGCCATGGCAGGTTTCTCTTCGTTGTCAATAGAGAAGTCAATCTCAGATAGACGTGAACGCAGAGGTGAGATGATGCGGTTCTTGAAGTTACAGGTGAAGATAAATCCACAATTAGACGAATACTCTTCAATGAAGTTACGCAACGCAGGTTGTACAGTCGCTGCATTCAGATAGTCTGCCTCGTCAAAGATGACATACTTACGACCACCTGTCAGTGATACTGCAGATGCGAATGTAGAGATATCGTAACGGATGGAGTCGATGTTTACGTTAAGAGATCCGTTCTTAACGATGTAGTCACAACCCATTTCTTCCAACATCGCCTTTGCGATTGTTGTCTTACCTACGCCTGGACCACCAGACAATAGAAGGTTGGGAATATTTTCATCAGAGACAAACTTCGCAAACATCTTGCGAGTGTCTTCTGGTAGGATCGTGTCAGAGATTTTGTTTGGACGGTACTTCTCAACCCAAAGTACTTCGTTTGATTTTGCATCAATAGTCATAGTTCACCACAATCATAATATAAAAGAAAAAGTCAAAGGGGCGAGTTTCCCCGCCCCTCTAGCACAGTTGTTACTGTACTTTGTCTGCGAGTTCGCCTTCAATCGGCATTTCGACAGGAACTTCTGCGTCACCGACACCTTCTGGTTGTTGTGGTGCGTTCTGGTTTACATACGCAACTAGTTTGTTACGTAGCATACCCACACCTGCGAGTTCTTGACCCTCGAAACCGCCACGGCGAGATACCGCATCGATTACTTGAACCATGGTTGAAATATCTGCAAGTGTCACTGTTACTTGCTGTTGTTGTTGTTGATCATACATTTGGTATTACCCCTTGTTATAAGTCGACTTAGAATCAATTGCCACGAAATACGTGACATCTTCACCTTCAAACTTCGAGATACCTTTCGAACAAAGCGTAACTCGATAGTCTTGCGGTAATAGTTTAAGGTTATCAGTTTTGATAACAATCTTAAACGTATCGTCAGTTTCACCAATTTCGACACCGTAGTCATCGGTTCCTTCATTAGCACTGTCGATTGCTTTGAGATAACATGTGCCGTTTTCTCCGACAAATGCAATCTCAGAAAACTGTAGAACGCCTGCGGCCTTCATTACAGATTGTAGATCGTCCCATGCGATATCCACAACAACATCATCAGAAGGAATCTTGACATCCTTCTCAGGTGCTGCATGGATCATGGAAACATCTGCGAACAAGTATTTAGTTCGACGCTTGCCCTCAGAAATAATAAAGTATTTATCATGAAATTCCACATCGGGTTCGGTATAAAGCGATAAAATCGACAAAAAACGTGACATATCGTAAATACATGCTTCAGATGGGATCTCATCTGGGATCGTTGCAGATGCAATCAGAGTACGTTCTGGTGTAATTGTCTTCAGAACATTCCCTTCTTTCATCTGGATAGATTTGTTGATTGTAGCAAAACTCTTCAGAATTGTAAGAGTTCGTTCAGTGAATTTCATAACAAAGATTCTCCTTCATATAAACTAGAGACACTATACACTATCCGTCCTTCTTTGTCAAGCGGATTGTGTCATTATATTTAATAGACTCTTCTATCAAACTCAGAGTCGTTCCATATTGATCTGCAGTGTGCAGAAACGCAGCCGTATCTTTGGGGAAACAGTGTCCACCCCAACCACGTTCTGCAGTAACAAAACTATGATCGTCGTTGATGCGAGGATCAAGTGTTAGTAAGTAACGAACTTCATTGAAGTCAATATCTGCGACTTCACAAAGATCATATAATTGATTGAAGAAACTAACCTTCAATGCAAGAAAAGAATTCTCTGCATACTTTACTGCAATTGCTTCTTCATTTGTGCAATGATGAATACGAAGTCTTTTAAATCGTTTTGCAAATAAAGTAGACCAGAATTTATCTTCGGTATCATTCCCTAAAATCATATAAGACTGATTTAGGAAATCTTCTGTTGCAGAGTTTGCACGAAGAAACTCAGGGCTGAATGAAATCTTTCTTTGGGGATATTGAAGTTTGATTTGTTCCCATCCTTCAAGACTAATAGTTGACTTAATCAGGATAGGTACATCAGGTGAGTTTGCAATAACATCTATGACATTAGATATATTACAGGATCCATCTGATGATTGAGGTGTAGACACACAGACAATCACTGCATCCGTGTCTTTACTAACTCCAAAATTCCATTCTCGAAACTTTGGATCAAAGATCTCATAGTCATAATCTTTGAATGCTTCAACTACTGCACGACCTACGAAACCATAACCTGCAACTGTAATCTTCATCCTTGTTGCGCCTTATGTTGTGCAATCTTTGCAGCCTTCGCAAGTTCACTGAATCGGTCTGCAGTTTGACGTAGAGGTATTGCGTCCTCACCAGTAAATGAACGTGCCATGTTATGCAACAGTATAATCATGTCATCATCTGTTAGGGGTTGGCGACCTTCAGGTAGAACCATCTTCTCTCTCCCATACTCGTTTCCTTAAATCACTAGATGAGAAGCGGTGATCTCTTTTGTTGAAGTGTAGCTGGATACCCCGCTTCTTGCAAATATCCTTGCCTGTAAAATCCTTTTCTTTGTACTCATCTCCAAGGATTCTAACATCAATTTCATACATAGACAGTATATCATCTAAATCCGACTCTGTCAAGTAGGGAATAATCTCATCAACGTAAGAAACCGCTTTTAATTGAGTGTATCGTTCCACTACGGTTTGAATTGGTGAGTTCTTTTCCTTACGATCCAGAGACGGATCAATTTGTAAACCACAAATGAGGTAATCACATTGTTCCTTTGCTTCACGTAACATCTGAATATGACCTGCATGTAACAAGTCAAATGCACTGCATGTGAACCCTACTATCAAATTACGTGACCCTTCTGTCGAATTCTTTGTTTCCATGCACCACCTTCTAACTGTTCATTCAATTGTAAACGACACCAGTTCATTGTCTCTACTTTGTCACCCTCTTCGATAGTGGGATTAACTTTCAAAGATTGAAGCAACATTTCAATTTGTTCTTTTTTGAGATTACATAATTCCATTTATCCACTCACATATTTTTCTTTGGGTCTATACCAATTCTTCTGATTGTGTATTTTACCCAATAGTTCATTTATAACACGTTTATCCTTGTCGTTTGCATAAGACAAATTTAAACGTAACGCATATTCGATATATTCAATATCTTTTACTGTCAGATCGAATTTAGTATTCGGTTTCATTTCTGGAACCGTAGTGTATAAGGAACTCCATTGTGAAAGAACTTGATTGTGCTGTACTGATACACACGTTCACGAGACTCTTGATATGTTACTTTGTTTTCACAACGAGTTTCTTGACGATAACCAATGACTTTATCTTTACCTTGGTTTTTATCTGCAGAAACCATTCCACCAAGAACCGCACCTGCAGCTGCACCATTATCGTTTCCAGACAATCCTTTACCAAGGAGACCACCAATTATCATACCACCTAGCACGTCCCCTGCAGATGCGCCTCCACCAGACTTACCATAGATAGGAACTTCTACATCGTAACACACACGTTCTGTGATAGGGGTTTGAGTGGTTACGTTTTTGTAAACATCTTTCACAGTACCCTTTACACTATCTGCATATGCAGTTCCACTAAGTGACACCATTAAACCAGCGATTAGAATTGAAGTTTTCATTTGTCTTCTTCTTTCTCTATAAGTTGATTTTCATTCTTGGCGATCATACCCTCTTGGATATCGTATACCATTTCGCCTTTTATCATACCAATAATAGTGTTGGTTAGATCTACCTCTCTTCGCAAAAACCCGATTTTCTTTTCGAGTTCTGCGAGTTGTTCGAGGTAGAACTCCAACTCTTTTTCTTTACGCAATTTCTGTTCAATGAAATCACTGATCAGGATTATACGTTGTTCTTCACTCATTTTTTCTTGTAGTTCTTTTTACGAGATTTTGCATTTGCGGTTGCAGCCACACCAATCGAACCAATTGCGGCCATGTTACCCTTGAAGATGTGAGTACCAACGTGATTGATATTCATCCAAGGACACATCCACACTTTCATCCCTGCTTCACGTGCCTTACGACAGAAGAAATAGTCTTCAGATAGATATCGACGAGACTCTGGATCAATGACACAGTCAAAGTACGCAGTGATATCACGATCACCATCAAAGTTCTCTGTACGCACGTGATCAGGTTTGTAACGTAGTTCTGGATATGCTTCACGATAACGATCCAATACTTCACGTGGGATCATCATGAAACCTGTACCTGCTTCTGATACTTCGATTGGTTCATTCAGTTTGAACTGACCCTGCATACCTTTGACTGGGTTGAATACGAAGTCTGAAGTGTAGTTCTCCAACGCAAATGGATTTTCATCTCCACGACCTTGTTGAGCTGCAACCTGAACTTTTTCCCATGCGATTGTCTTCTTGGGATATGGTCCAGTCATGATATGATAGTTCTCAGGATCGTGATCACAAAGACCAAGAAGCGCAAGAACATCTTTTGCGTTGAAGTGAATATCGGAGTCAATGAACATCAAGTGTGTACAATCAGAGCGTAGGAATT